AGACAATCATACATATTTTACCATCATCTGATAGTGAAGGTATAACCGCTTCTGTCATCCACTTTCTATTCTTAGCTCTAGCTTCTGGAGTAAATGCGTTTAATTCTGATTCAAAGTCATCTACTACAATAAGATTAGGACGAGTATCACCTTCAATAAAACCCCTAACTCTTTGTCCAGTACCTACCGCTATTATTCTTGTTCCATTAGCAAGCACTACATCTGTATGAGTCCATCTACTTGCTGTATTAGGTCCCATATCTCCAAAAGTCTTTCTAAAGTTGTCACTATGGGTTAAATGGTATTTAATTCTAGACAAGAAGTTTATAGACTGAGCTTGTGATTCTGATATAATAACTATAAATAAATCTTCGTCACTTCTTTTAAACGCCAATCTCCATAAGGGATAAATCAGAGTGGTGACAGTGCTCTTAGCCGTTCCCCTAGGGGCAGCTATCAACACTCTTTTTTCGTCGTCGTCAGCTAAGGCAGAATACACCTCATGATGGAACGGGGGTGTTTGTTTGCGGAGGGCAGTCGGGAAGCAGTACCTTCCGAACAACGCCATATTGTTCCGCAGTTTCTGTAACGCACGTAATTCTTCGTGCCGAGCTTCATAATCCATATTAACTTAAAAACATTAAAAGAACAGCTCGCCCTTTTGTTGCTTTTTCCCTTTTATGCCACTCATCGCTTGAATGTAAAATAGTGTTTAAATAATGGTCTTCTTGACTATATTCTTTAGACGGATTCTTATACTTGAATAACCCTTTAGAAGATTTAGTCAATAAGGTACTTAAACCATAATTACACCATTTCATATGCCCATTACTACCTGTATCAGTATGCCATTCGTGGCTACTTTCCTTCTTCTCTATAGATAAATAACTAGGAAAAGAATAACTTCTCTTACCTATAATCTTCTCAACTCTACTTAAAACCTTTTTAATTAGAGGATGGTCAAAGTTTTGTTTATGCAATTGAGAAGAAGCTAATTTTTCTGCTTCTTCTTCAGTTAATACATTTTCAATAAACGCTCTCATTATAAATCGTAAGACTGGCCATCACCCATTCCAGTCATTTCATGGAGTTTAGATAGCCATATTGAAAATCTTTCCGCCTCATCTTCGTTATTAAACTTTATACCATACCCATGACCAAGAGCCTTTTCCTTCCAGTCGTCTTTATAATACTTTAATTTACCTTCCTCATCTTCCATAATAGTAGGAAGTACTGTCCATTGGTCTTCGCCTTCAAGCTGACCGTGCGTACTATATACCGTACCTTCTCCTTCTCCTGGGATTTCAGCAGAACCAAGCTCATAATTTAGAAGCCAAGGATTATTAACAACGTTGTCATTAAATATCTGTCTAAACTTCATATTGTCTAGTATTTTATCTTCTATACTATTCATCTTCTTTTATAGTAGTTCTTGTCGCAAGAAGTTTATTCTCTTCCTCTCTAAGCTCATCTATAAGTTTAGTAGTAGAAGTAGCTTCTAATGTATCCGTAGTCTTTACAAGATGTTTGTCTTTCATACCATGCATATCTTGCAAGTTCTCTATAGCTCTCATTAGGTTAGTGACATCTTTCTTGTCTCTAGCCATCCCTATTGTTCTTTCTAATAAATCAAGAGTGTAGTTCTCTGTCATTCCATGGTCTGACAATAATTTACTTAATTCTTCTCTTACCATACCTTTAAATACCTCCGTTCTCATGTAGCGTTTAACTCTTCTATTTTCGTTTGATGTTACTTCGCCACATACTTTTGCTATAGTTTCATCAGTATTCATAGTCTGAGCATACACCATAGCTAGATTCTGCATTTTCTTTTGTTTTGCCTTAACTTCAATTGGTCTTTTGCCACTCATAGTAGTATTGGACTTTCTTCCTTTAACTTTTAAATCTCTTCCTCTATATCTAGGGTTATAGAAAGTATATCCCCAGGCAAATCTGAGGTAGACATTATCGATTCCATCATCTTTTGTATAGCGTTTTCTCTTAATAACTTTCGATACGAAACCATCGTCAGATAATGCCCACTGTCCTTCCCTTGCATCTCTCCAATGATTATATTCAAGTCCTTCTTTATCTGCTTCTTCTTTTGTGTAGATTTCATAGGTCTTAGCTCCTATGTCTTTGTGTTTAATTGTAATAGTGTACATTTACTTTATTAAGTCTTTTAACTTAAGTTTTTTAAGGTCTTTAACCTTATCTTCCACTTTTTTTACATTACTTTCTATTTTCTTCTCAACTTTGTCGACTTTTTCTTTTACTTCTTCTTTCTTAGCTTCAATTTTTTCTTCGGTCTCTTTTTTAATTTTTTCTACTTTCTCCTTTACTTCTCCGTTAAATAGAGCTCTAAGGTCTGTAGTATATATTAATATAGTAATACCACCACATAGTGTAAGTATTACCGATAGTTTTTTAATTACAGTATCTAACATTATAGTCCGTATACATTCATATCACCAGAAAAAGCAGCTATTTTTTTATCCTTTTCTGATGCATCTCCAGCCCAGTGTTCTCTAGCCCACCACTCTGAAAGATTATCTTCGTTTACTCCGTACATACCTGAAGACTTTTCTGGTTTTTTCATATAATTAGCTAAAAATAACATTCTTTGCTGCTCTTCATTTAATCCTGAAGCGTCAAAACCTTCATCTGTTATATTGAGCCAATCAGGCTTATATCCTAATTGGTCTACAAGTCTATTGGCGGCTGTATGACCACCTTGATTTAAACCTGTCTCAAACTGAAACATCCCTCTTCCAGGCCCATACCCAGACTCTGACTTATCACTTACTTGTACGGGAGTATACTTATCTGTGCCAAATTTACTCTCATGAAAAGCAATTCTATTCATATAGTCCTCTAATTGATTGGGCTCTAAACCCCATTTAGAAGATGCTTGTTCTAGCATTCCACTATATTCATTAAAATTATTGTTATTAGTTACTTCATCTACTAATGCATCTTCAGTAAACCAGTTCATATTAATACCCTTCGAAATCGCTAGGATTAGGAAGCTGCTCATTATAAAAATTAGTACCACTAGAACCTCCTTCCCATCCTCTAGTTCCTTCACCTTCGTAATTATATATCTCGTCTTCCATTCTAGGGATATTCATTTGCCTTTCTGGCATTTGAGGTCCCTTAATACCCAATCCTTTTAAAAACCTTAATAATCCAGTAAGATTATTAGGCATCTCCTCTTCCATATCAAATCCTTGAGACATACCAGCTTCTGGATTCATTTGCTGTTTTGGTAATTTATCAAACATATTCATTAATAACCTCCAGGTTTCTGACGCTGCATTCTTTCAGCTCTTTGACGAAGTCTTTCGCTTTTTTTCGCTTCTCTCATAGCATTGCGAGACTCTCGCTCTAATTCTCTTATGTCAGCTCTAGTAGCATTAGGGTTTTCTTGCATATACCGAGCTATCTTAGACCTCTCCATTTCTTCAGGAGTTAACTCTCTATTAACAGTCTTTAAGGGTTTATACCCTGTAGCTGTACCACCGTATATCACATTCTGACCTTCTTCTACTGTCTGAGGCTGCATTTCAAAGGCTGCAAAGTTAGGATTCTGCTGATTTACTACTCTTACAAGCTTTTCTGGTAAATCGTGCTCCGTAACCCCTGCAAACCCTTCGCTCTTAGTTGGAACGCCTTTATTGTCAAATAAATCTCTTACCCTACCAAATATCCTGTCACTTTCTCCACCTTGGAACAATCCCTTATCATCTGTCATTAATTCTTTTATTTTTGCTCCACCTCTTGTAAAGAAATCCATAATACTTCCTAATAGACCAGGCTTAGTAGCCTTGTCAATAGACCCTTGAATACCTTCATTAGCTTTGTCTATAAAATCAAAGTTTGTGTTGTCTGCCATTACCTATTACCTCCTTTTCCAAAAAGCCCAGTAAATTTCAATAGTCCTTCAATAGGACTGACATATCCTCTAGGGCCGACCATGTTTCGGTAGTCTTCTTCGGTCATATTGCTTACATCGTCATACATAGAGGCAAGAGTGCCTGCGAAAGGATTCCTGGTACGTCCATCGTAGGTTATATAGTTAGCAGTTTTATTCAAATTTTTAGGGATATTGGAGAAATCCCCTCTTAAGGTGTTACTCAACCCACTTTTAAATCCTTCCCAGTCTAAACCCATTACTTCTTTCTCCTTGCTTTTTTAGCTCTTTTATAGGCCTTTACGGCTTGATTTGCTTTCTTTCTAGCTTGTTTACGATGTTTTGCTTTTTTATTCGGCATTTGGGCAAATATACAACAAATAAACGGTTTTCCAAAATTTTTTTTAAAAAATATTTTACAACCGAAGTGAACTAAGTTGCTAACCTAGGTAATGTTTTATTTATTTAGGTTGTCAATAAGTGTTATCCTGGTGTATACACCTAGTTATAACTAGGAATATAATCAAATATTTGAGAAAAACAAGCACTTTCTGAAAATTGTAACGAGAATGGGTACACTAGATATACAATGTTGGGTACCGCCTGGTTTTACGGGCCTAGCCCCAAGGGCTAGGTTGAATTCCATTCAAGTGAACCTTGCAGGTTCGCCCGTACACCAGTCGCTGGACCCAACTTTGCCCCCTCTA